TGAAGAAAGCGACAATCGCATCCGGGTCAAGGTTTGAGATAAAGTTGCTCATGCCTCGAACTGCTTCTGTCGCTGCTGGAAGCATCTTTTCGCCGAGTTCGATAGCGAGCGTCTCAACCTGAGAAATCAGGCCCCCGACTGCACCGTTAAATCCCTTAGTGCGTGCCTCTGCCATTGCTTGCGCTTCGCCACCCGCAGTAACTGCGGAAGTCATCTTGTCAAACTTCTCAGTGCCCTGCGTGAGCATGATGTTGGCAGCACGGATAGCGTCTGACCCGAAGATGACGCCAAGTGCGGCCTCACGCTGCTCCTGGTTCATGTTCCTTGTTGCCTTAGAGAACTCGTCAATAATCTCCCGCATTGGCTTAAACGCGCCTTCTGCGGTAAAGACCTCAACCCCAAGGCCCTTCATTGCTTCCTTCGCCTTCTCGCTCTGCGGAACAAGTCGGCGCATCATCTGCTTAAGTGAGGTACCTGCGTCTGAACCAGCGATACCTGCGTTCGCCATAAGAGCAAGTGATGCCGTCAGGTCCTCAATCGTCTGCCCACCTGAATGGAAAGAAGCAGACGCCATCTGGAAACCAAGCGCCATGTCTCCGACTTCTGCTGTTGACTTATTCGCAGCAGCAGTCAGAAGGTCAGCAACCTGACCTGCCTTGTTGCCTTCCAACCCGAAAGCGGTTAGTGACCTTGCAACCGTGGTTGCAGAGTCAGCAAAACTCAGGTTAGACGAAACACCAAGTTGCAGAACGCCTCGTGCACCACCCAGAACGTCCTCAACACTCAAACCCGCCTTGGCGAGTTCGAGCATGGCATCTGCAGCATCCTTAGCGGAAACATTCGGGATGCGAACATCTGCACCGAGTGCCTTTGCCTCTTTGGAAAGTGCCTGAAACTGAGAACCAGTTGCGCCAGACACCTCTTGCAGGACGTTAAGGCTCTCCTCGAAGTTACCTGCAGCGCGGATGGCCATAACTGAACCACCCAAGAATGCAACTCCCACACCAGCGCCAACTCGCTTAGCGATGCCGCCTGTCCTGAACATAGCGGCGTCTGCAATAGACATCGCCTTAAAGAAGTTCGAGGTGTCAGCAGTCAGGCGTGCTGTAAGCTGGGCAACTGTAAGAGCCACTTAGGACTTCCTTCTGCTTCTCTTTGCTCTTTGCTCGTCTGCGTGATTCTCAGCAGAAAGCGCGAGCAACGCCATATCGTAAAATGCTGCTGGTTGCTCTAGGAGCTCCCATGGTTTGCACCTGAACCTGTCAGATGCTTTGACTAGAAGATACCAGTCAGGGACGTCACCGACAGCGCCGCTAGTTGCTAGCCATCGTCCGAGGTCACGTCCCTCTGAGGGTTTGGGCGACCATCCTCCTCAATCTTGAGCATGACGTCTCCGATAAAAGAGAGAGGAACCTTCTTAATATCCTTCGCCTTCACGCCAAGAGGACTCCCATCATCGTCCTCAAGGTCCCAACCTGCAAGAAGATTCTCGAGAAGAACAAAGATTGCATCGTTCTCAGAATCAAGTCCTGCCTTACGAATCTTCTCTGAAACTTCTAGAGTGAGATTCCCGGGACGGTAATCAACCCAGATCTTTTCTGTGTTATCACCGTCTCCGGGAACCTCAACCCAGATACGACTGGTCCTACTCTTAAGAGTAGATACCTTCACGTTGACTCCTTAGATAGACTCCCCTGCGTGGGTGTCTGTCATAATAGCAGAGTCATCCTTCTTTTGCACCTTCTTCTCCTTCTTGGGCGAAGGGTCAGGCGCAACAGGCCCATCCTCAGGACGAGGCGGGCCTGGGTCGAGATGCGGGTCCTTAGGCATCTATCCTCCTAGAGGCTCGTGAGCTGGTTCGTCACGGCAACGTACATGGCCTTGCCCCAGGTGGGGTCGTGAACCATATCGAACGTCCACTCAATAGCGTAGACGCCGTCCTCATCCGAGAACTCGCCAATCTCCTTGATCTTGACAGCAGCATCCCACTGCCACAGATACGGGTAACCGGTGCCTGCCTCGTCGGAGGAGGTGCTGGTCACGCGGAGGAAGTTGGTCGAGGTGTCACGCATGTCCGTAAGCAGACCCATACCCTGACTGTCTGCCTCGACCATAACCGCAACCTCAGCAGTCGGCTCCGTCTCGAGCGTGGCAACGAACGAGTCATTGGCCGAGTTCAGGACCCACAGGGGACCGAACCGGTCAGACACGGTAATCGTCGCGCTCAGAGCGCGGGTGAGCTTCGTCGTACCCAAACCACCCGAAGTGGTGTCGTAGTAGACATCCACGTCCGTCGGCAGCATGGGCTTCTCTGCGATGCTCGTGGGGCTAGACGTGAGCGTAACACCGTCAGAGGTCTGCTGACCCAGACCCGACCCAGAAACCGCGACACCGTCTCGCGTGAACTCAAACTCAACCTCGGAAATGATTCCGTAGGCGAGCTTGTGGGCGCGGACAGACGACCCGTGCTCAATGGTGTAGGTCTTGACAGTATCCTCAGCAGTAGACGACGGCTCGAACTCGTGGAGGTAAGCAGTCGTCGCTGCCTGCTGCGTGCTCGTCGGAGCAGCGAGGCATGAAGCGAAAAGGTAGACGGAGTCGTTGTACGACCCGACACCCTCAATGTCGAACTCGCTCCACTCCTTACCAAGAATCTCGGTCGTAGCGTACTTCGTCCCCATCGGGCGATAGGGCTCAATCTCCGCCATAACCTTCGTCTCGATAGAAGTAGAGTTGAGCTTCTTGTCGGCAGAAACAGCAGTACCGGAGGTCGTCTCCACCCCCAGCTGCACGCCCTGCGTAAGAGTAGCCCTCTCGGCCATAGTTTCTCCTTAAATCTCAGTCAGCACAGTACGGTAAACTCCTCCAACGTGACGGTACTGCACTCCGTCGTCGTCGGGTTCCAACATCTGGAAAGGATTCTCACGAGTGCAGTCAATCCTGAGGCCGTCTGCTGTTCCCGTTGCACCGTGCAGAGCACCGTCAAGTGCATTAGCAATGGGAACGAGAGGTGCGACCTCAAGACCTTCTCTCACTACAAGAACCTGCCACTCAATCTGTACTAGAACCCGCGTGCCGTCAATCGGCATAGTGTCATCTGCAAAAATAGCAGAATAACGAACCGCAGGCAAACTAACCTCTTTGGGAACCAGGTCAAGAAACGCTCCAGAAACAGTTCCGCCCAGTGTCCCGATTGTCGAGGACAACCACTTAGAAGCAACTAGATGCTCGTTAATCGAATCCATCAGATAGTCACATTCCAGGGGACAACAGAATCTATGATGATTCCCCCAAGTTCAGCAGAATGCTTCTCGAATGCTCTGGTCATAAAAAACTTTGGGGCAATATGGACAGTCCCGTATTCCTGGTAAGCAGAATACGGTGCGAGAGAAACGATTGAGGCAGTTTTGCCTCGTTCTCCAGAAACTGCCTTGATGTTCTTTCTCAGGAACCCCGTCTTCTTTGGGGCATTCTTTTTGGCATCAGCAGCAATCTTCTTGGCAACCTTCATAGGCGCTCCACGAGATGCCATCTCTACATTAGCGATGACTTGGGGGAGAAAGTTAAAGTCAACCGTAAGAAAGAACTTGCTGTTGATACCTTTCTTCGCCACTACACACCCAACCTTGTTGCAGCGACACGCCTCTCGAGTTCCCAGGATTCTGGGGCAATAACTGCCCGAACCCTCAACTCGATGTTGTCCATGCTAGTCAGGATAATCTTGTCATCTACAGCAACATCAACTCCGTTAGCGAAGGTGATGTAGAAAACCTGCACCTCCCCGATAATACCCTCAAGAGCACGTTCCTGCTCGTTGGCAGGAGAGGAATCAACATTCACAGCATTACCTGAGGACAACACAGAGTAGGCACTCGTGTTTCCGTAACCTCCGTAGGCGTCTGCTGAACTCGCTGGTTTTCTGTAGATGTCAGCGGTGTCAGGACGCCACGAGGCAAGAGCAGTCCTCAGGTCATTCAGTTCAGTGACTGTTGGAGTATTCTCTGCCACTAGAAAGTGTTGTTCGGAATCGGGTCAAGGCCCAAACTCGTCGGCGACAACTTGACAGCACGAATGCCTGCCTTCATGGCATACTTGTGGTACTGCTTCATGCAGTGCTCGTAATACTGATTGCGGGAGAGCATCTTTCCACCCTGCATGAAGAGGTACCTAGGGGCAAGACGCGACGACTTGAGAAGCCAACACTGCGCGATTGCGTAGTTGGCATTGTACGTCTGCTCCCAGTCAGCATCAGTCGGCCAGACGCCGTACTTATCTGCCTCCTTGGCCATATCAAGGAGAGTGTCCTGCTCGCCACTAGAAATGACGGGCTCGGTGGCCACCTCCCCAAACAACTGAAGCCGCGAGAGTGCTGTGGCTCTGGTCATACTCAATGTCCTCCAACGTCCACTCGTCGTACTTGTCTACCACGGTTGCGCGGTAGTTGAGCGGGTCCCAGTTTTCCTCGAGTGTCTTTAGATTGCCACCCGGGGCAGTCAACTGGGACTGCAGCGAACGCTTAAACTGCTTACGGGCCCGGCGGGCCGTCTGCCAGTCAAGCGCTCTCTGTTCTTCGGGCGTGAGCGCCATTACTTCTTGCGCCCGCCCTTACCCTTCTTACCATATCCCACGACTACACCTCCTGCTCTACTTGGAGCATGTATAGAAGGAAACCACCATGTTGTCTTTCCTGCAGAGTTCCACCAGCGTAGGGACCAATGGAACACCCACCATCAAGAAAGTCCTTAAAGTGGGCAGGTGCAGCAGAGTTGATGTGCTGCACAGTGACGGACCTGGCGGGGGCGGTGTGTTCACCAGCGGCAATCACATCCGCCCCCGTCGGGTTCGAGACTACAATGTGGTAGTCCTGCGGCATCTACACACCACTAGGCGCGAGCGGCCTGCAGCATGTAGAGCAGGAAACCGCTCTGCTGGCGGTCCTGCATCGTCTCTGGGTCGTGCGGTCCAACCGAGCAACCCCCAGCGATGAAGTCCTTGAGGTCCGGCAGATCCGTCGCGTCGTCCAGAGTGAGGACGGTCGCCTCGCGGGCGGTAGCAACGTGCGAACCAATGGTGGACGTAATGTCGCTGGCAGTCGGGTTAGCAACCACAACCTTAAAGTCAGCCATATCCTATCCTTTCTGACTTCTCAGGTTTACGGGGTCAGGAGAACGCTGTACGGGTACCGGGTGGCAGCCGAAGTGTTCTCGTAGTTAATCGGGTTGGCAACCTGCCACGCCAGACGCATCACAACGCGAAGGGCGACCATGTCCTGCTGGGCAAGGTTGTACTGGATGCTCCCACCAGAGTCCTGAATGACCGCCTGGTCGAGGATCTTGTAGGTAATGTCCTGCCTGACACCGAGCATCATCTGCGACCAGTCACCGGTCACAAGCTCAGCGACACCAGAACCCGACGGCCAAAGGCCCGGCATGATGTAGTAGGTAGGCGAACCCTCGATGGTGTTCGCGGAGACGTCCAGGAGCTTCTGCCCCGTGGTGTCACGCGCCGAACGAAGAACCGACTTAAAGGTCGTCTTCGTCACCCAACCGTTGATGGGGAAACCATCCGCCTCAACCTTAGCCATCGTCTGGTTCAGGTCCTCAGCGATACCACCAGCGGCAGCAGTCGAGGTACCGCGGGTGTAGGTGTTAGAAGCAGCGGTTGCTGCTGCCACCACATCCGTCGGCCACGATGCCGGCTTGTTGGTCCCGAAGAAGATGGCAGCGTCAATCGTGCGGCCAATCGACTCAGCGAGACGCGGCTGGATCGCACCCCAGACGTCGAACGAAGAGTCGTCCAGGACTGCCTCCGGAATCGGGACAATCGCAGCGATCTCTTCCACGTTGAGGAACTTGTTCTCCCACGCCATCTCCGTCGTCTGCTTGAGACCCGTGTCACCAGACACAAAGTAAGCAGACGGGAGCGCGGCGAGGGCCGGCATGCGCGTCTGGTTCGT